GGACCCAGGGGCTGCGCGGTAAAGGTCTTTGGAAATCTCACAGTTTCGAGGTCGAAGGCGCGGACGATCCCCGCAACCCTTCCGTGGTGGCCTACGGTATCAACTCCAACCTGACCGGCGGGCGCGCTGATGAATTCATAAACGACGACGTGGAAGTACCAAAGACCATCCGCACGCCGTCCCTGCGTGAGGCCATCCGCGAGAAGTTGAGCGAGGAAACCCACATCCTGACGCCGGGCGGGAAGATCCTCTATATCGGCACTGACCATTGCCTGGATTCTATCTATAAAGAGCAGATCGAGGACGGCGCGGACGTAATGGAAATCCCGCTGTTCCGCCATGAAGTCACCCACATTGCCGACGGCCTGCGCGCTGAATACCTGTTTGACTTCCGCATCCAGAGCGAGAAGGATTTATACGTCTGCGTCGGCACCAACAAACCGGCCCTGCTGTCACCAGAGGAATACCAGGTGCACGGCGTTTGCGATTACCGGGGCGGGTTTATCCGCCTGCGTAACCACCCGTCGCCGGATGAACGTGTCAGTATCTATGCCGGGAACGTCTGGCCCAAGCGCTTTACCCGCGAAGAGATAACCTTTCGTATCAAGCGCTGCCGAACCTGGGGCGAGTGGGACAGCCAGTACATGCTGCGCCCGGCACAGCTCACCAAGATACGCCTTGACCCGGCCCGCATGATCCCCTATGAGGCCATGCCGGAGATACGCCACGCCAACAAGTCCGTTACCTTGTGGATTAACGGCGTGCGCATGGTAGGGGCCAAAGCCTATTGGGATTGTTCCCTGGGTAAAAAGACCAGCGACGCCAGCGCCCTTGTCGTGATCTTCACCGATTCAAACGGGTATCTGTACTGGCAGGTTGCCCAGGGCTTGACCGGGGAGATTGACGAACAGTGTCAACAGGTTTTGCCGTTCATCAAGGGGCTGCACCTGCGCGGCATCGAAGTTGAAACCAACGGCCCTGGGGGATTTGTCCCGGCCATCCTGCGCCGCCACCTGAAAGCCGCCGGTATTGATTGCGCCGTGGTTGCCAAGTGGATCAAGAGCAACAAGAACCTGCGCATCCTGGACGCCCTGGAAACACCGCTATCCGGCAGTTTCCTTTATGCACATGCCAGCGTGCTTGCCGGTCCGGTCCCGGCACAAATGCGGGAGTGGGATGCAACCGTAGCCGACCAGCCGGACGATTACCTGGACGCGGCAGCCGGGGCCATATCATCAACGCCGGTCCGCATCGGCAGCGGCCTGGCAATGGTAGAGACAGAAACGCACGACTGGCGACCCGGCAGCGGGACGCATGAAGTTATTACAGACCACGGCAGATAAAAGGAGAAAGCCATGTTAGAGAACCAGGAAACCTATTACAGTTTCACCGGCAACGGGGCCAGCACCGTATTTGCGTTTGGCTGCCGCATCTTTTCCGCCGCCGACCTGGTTGTAACGGTGGCCGGGGCAGTCAAGGCCATAGAGGTTGATTATACCCTGGCCGGGATCGACAACCCGGCAGGCGGCACGGTTACATTCCTGGCCGGGCATATTCCAGCCGTGGGGGAGCTGATCGAGCTGGAACGGATATTGAGCTATGTCCGCGCCACCAGCTACAGCCAGAACGGGGATTTCCGCCCGGAAACGGTAGACAATGACCAGGATTATCAAACCGCCCTGGTCCAGCAAATGCGCGGCGAACTGAGCCGGGCAATCCTGCTGCCGCGCAGGACCACCGGACAGTTCACCCTGCCGGAAGGTCCGCTGGCCGGGATGCTCCCCGGTTTCGATGCAAACGGGGTTATCGGCCTGTTTCCCTATAACCCGCTGTTTACCGCCGCCGTGCCGTCCGCCCCCTGGGTTGATTCACGCGGGTACGGTTCGATGGCCGCATCCCTGGCCGCCATCGGCAGCGTGGTAACAACCCTGATCGTAGCGAACGCACAGACTGTTACCGCCGACATGACCATACCGTCAACCCTGATGTTACGGGTTGAAAATGGCGGAGTAATAACCGTTGCCGCCGGTAAGACCCTGACCATTAACGGACCGTTCAGCGCCCCGCCGACACAGGTATTTGCCGGGACTGGCAGTGTCCGGGGATTAAAGGAAGCGCTGCCGGAATGGTTTTCAGCCACCGGAGGGGTTAAGCAGGCCGTTGATTCACTGTCAGCCGGAGGCAGGGTCTTATTGTCGGCCAGATTATACACAGAACCCGAAACAATACACATCCTATTACCTGACATAGCTATCCTGGGGGTATTTGGTGATAACTATTCAGCGGTAAACTTTGGTACAACCATATCTTTTTCCGGCACCGAGACTGCTATAGAAATAGGCGTTGACAGCGGCCACGATCCTTTAGCAGATGGCGGATATGATGGCATCCAGGGCTTTCGTATGGAGGATGTAAAACTTTATTACACCGGCACCACCAGAACAAACCTGTCCTGCCTCCCGGCATCATCCTACGGCACCGCCGTTTGCGGTATCCGCGACTGGCGCGGCGGATGGGTACGTCTTAAAAATGTCTGGCTGGCCTCTTTTGAATATGGTTTTTATGGCCTGGAATCCGACCTTAACAACTTTGAAAGCGTGACCTGTACTTACTGCAAAGTGGGCGTCTATGCCGGTCCGCGCAGCGACCAGTTTACGTTAACACAGTTCCACGCCGCATTGTGCGACCAGGGCATTATCGTTGACCAAAGCACGGTATGGATTGACTCCCCTAACATCGTTGGGACCGGCTGTGAAGCGTTATATCCGATTGAAATTAAAAAGGTGTCTGACTATTTTTCAAAGCGTATTGTCACTATCAACAATGCCTGGTTCGAGAAATACCAGGGCTATACCGGCAAGGTAAACGCCTTTATCGGTGTAGGCGTCAACGCCGGATGGGGCGGCGGCACTGTTGGCCCCACGGTGGTTGTAAACAACACGCTTATCCTGACCAACAATCAAGCCAACCTGAATGGATACACAAAGGCCGTGATAGAGATGGGCGTGGGCCACGTCCAGGTTGATACCGTAACAGGTTCGATTGTGGGAGGGATTGCGCAGGTCGTGTCATTTATCGGCGGTTATATCACCGACAGCACCGTCTTTCTGAAACTCTACCGTTCGACCTGGACGTTATCACCGAACAATGTTTACGAAATAAACGACGCCGGGGTCCCGGTTGTAAATTATGATATCTGGACCAATGTTGGCCGGATCATCAACACAAACATGACCGGCCTGATTAACGTATCATCCCGGCAGTGGACAATCGACAACGCCGCCGGGACCGTCCGGGATATCGGCATAAACACCGCCGGGGTAGGACGCTGGACAATCAGGGCCGACAGCAACGCAGAAAGCGGCGGCAATGCCGGGAGTGATTTTCAGATAATTTGCCGCGACGATACCGGCGCAATCATCCTGGCACCGCTTACTATTAAGCGATCCACCGGCAGGGTAAAGTTGGGGGCCGTACCCACCTATGCCAGCAACGCCGCCGCAATCGGCGCAGGCATGACTGCCGGGGAGGTTTACCGCACTTCGACAGGTACAATGATGATTGTTTATTAAGAGACAAAAAAGTGCACCAGAGTGCACCAAAGAAATGCACCAGACGCAAAAAAGGCGGTTCAGTAAATAACTGAACCGCCGTTGTTTTTTGGTTGCGGGGACAGGATTTGAACCTGTGACCTTCGGGTTATGAGTTTTAGAATCGGCTTTATAACGTACCGAATTGTAAGACTATTACCGAAGTTCTAAGAGGTGCAATGCACCAGCAGGCTTTATCCTCGCCGTATCCCCGACAAGTGGAATCGGTTTTGTATCATCCTGGCCGGTTTGCTGTCAAGGTTTTTTGCCGTGCATGGACTTGCCGCCAAGCTTTTCCATTTGCTCACCCAGGAAGCGACCGGCCAGCGTGGTATATATTTCCGTGGTCTTTGAATTTTCATGTCCCATAAGCATTTGGACGCTGCGCAGCTCCAGCCCGCTTTGTATTGAGTGCGTGCCGAATGAGTGCCGCAACAGATGAATGTACACGCGCTTGTCAATTCCGGCTTTGTCGGCTGCGCGCTTGATTGCCCTGGTTAGGAATACCCAGGGCTTTTTTGTTTTGGGATTGATCCACATGAACGTAGGGTTCCAGTGGTGCCGGAGATAGACACGGATTTTTCTATGGATAGGAACCACGCGTTCCTTGCCGCCCTTGCCTAATATAATCATGTAGCCCTGATCCAGGTTGACCCGCGCGCCTTCCATTGTCAGCAGTTCCGACTTACGCAGGCCACCGTAGTACCAGACGCACAGCATGGCCCGGTAGGGACGTTCCGCAGCACGGAGCAGGGCTATGACTTCCCGGCGATCCGGGACGACGGGCAGGGCTGCTTTAACCTGTTTGGCGGGGAATCCTTTTATCTTGAATCCCAGGGGCAGGGCCAGGTTTATTTCAGGTTGAGCCATCCAGGTTACGAAGGCGGACAGGTAGAAGAGTTCGTTATTGATCCGCTTGCGGGATATGGGGCGGCGCTTGGCGGCCTGATCCGGCGTGTCGTCTGCAGGGAGCTGCTTTACTTTGCCGGGCAGGTAGGTTTCTGCCAGGCGTTTGTTTTTGTAGGATTCAATCAGGCCCGGCGTGATTTGCGCGGGGCGGAGCTGGCCGAAGAAGGGGCCAAGGTGCCGCGCCCAGGTCTTAAGGAAATCATTGTAGGTTGTGCCGGTTTCGCTGGTTTTGTTTTTGTAGTAAATGCAGAAGTCCGGCCAGGCATGGGAGAGGGAAGGGGCCAGCGGTACGGCGGCCTTATGGCTGGTTTTCAGGAGCTGCGCGTACCAGTCCAGCGCCTGCACGTCGGAGCCTTCAAACAGGAAGGTATCACGGTGATTTGAGGGCTTGCCGGTTTTGGGGTCTTTCTTCCGCCCGTCGGTGTAAATCCTGGCTTCATATACGCCGGGGTATTTGGGGTGCTTGTTGAGACTCATTGACAACGTACCATTTCAATGATGGTGATGATAACACCCGCCGCTATAAGTGTGCCGGATATTAGGCTTGATTCATGCCAAGGCACAAAGAACGGCAGTGCTACTGGTGAAGCCAGTCCGATCACAACAAGCATCATGCCATAATAGCGCCCTGGGTTTTCACCTTTCGGCATTTTAAAATAATCAATAATTCCTTTTCGGCAGCAATAAAGAATAAATCCCAAAATTAAAAAACTGACCAGTACACCGGCCAGCCATTCATTATAATGTTCGTGTTTATAATATGGCGCTGGTTTGTCTTTTGCCGCGGCCCATGCCTCGTTTAATTCTTTTGCCTCCTGATTATCGTTTAGCCAGGACATGCAGCCACCCCCACCGCTTGATACGATCCGCCAGGCTTTTACTTATGAGCCGCCCGCCGCTGTTTTCTTTTCCCCCGTCCCCACGCTCAAAGCCCCGTATGCCGTCGCCATTTCCAGCAGGTTTTGTTTGTGCCTGGTGTCCAGGTTTCGGTATCGCCGGAGCAGTTCCCGTTCATCATCGGGCAGGGGTCCCGAAGAATAACCGGGGCTATCTTCATTTACTACCGACCTGTCCGTTAAAAGTTCATCCAAGGAAACACGTAGAAACGTGCAGATTTTAACCAGGTTGTCAACGCTGAAACCTTTGTTTTTACTAAGGTTGTCTTGCAGTGTTCTATACGGAATACCAGTTTTAGCAGCCATATCTGACAGCTTGGTTTTATCGGCGTCAAGTATGGCTTTTATTTTCTGCACGTAATCTTGCATTTTTCCCTTGACCGATACACGTATTTGCGTGTAATAATAGTCTTAACAGTGCGGGACTAAATACACGGAACTGAATAGCAGTTTGAGGGTTAGCACAAAATAAGGATTTTGTCATGTTGATTGTAAACCACGAAGCTACAAAAGAACGAATCAAAGACCGCTGTGTAGCTGTCCAGCGCGTGGCTGTCAAATACGAAATAAATAAAAACTCCCTTCAAAAGTTTGTAGAGGGCCAGTTTTTCGGAAAGTCCGGCCAGGGGGAGTATGGCCGCTGCGAAAAGGCATTAATCGAAATGGGTTTGCTCGTGTTCGACCTGGTGCCAGACCCGCCCAAAGAGAAATCACCCGCCTGATTACACGTTAACACCGGCCAACGTAAGGGCCATAGTCCGAAGTTCTGACGCTGGAGGGGCGCGCTATGAAAAGATCACTTATTTACAAATTGATTGCGGAAAGCGCAGCCGATGTTGTGGAGAATCACAAAAGGCTGCCAAATCTTTACCCGGTAAATGTGCAGATAGAACGCCTTATGGGAATGCGGACAGTGGCCTTTTACTCCTTTGGAGAGAACAACCCCGCATATAAGGCGATTGAGGCAGCATTTAAAGAGTTGAATGTTTAACGCTGGAGGGGCGCGGGATCATGTCTGGTCTACTTACCATTAACGATTCATTCATACAGGTGATCCCCGACAAGCGCGCCGCCCTGGCCGCTTGTGTGAAGCTGTCCGGCTTGCCGCCAAAGGCGGTTGCCGGGGCGCTGCATATCGAATATTCCCATTTCATAAAGATGATAGGTACGACCGGCGGCGACAGTCGGCGCCATTTCCCCCACGAAAAAGAAACGGCCTTGATGGATATCTGCAGAAACGAGGTTCCGCTTTCGTGGCTGTTGCTCAAGCGCGGGTATCCGTCCCTGCACGTTGTCACCTGTATGCAGGCCGAGCTGGCCGCGCTGCGCGTGGAAGTGGAGCAGCTGCGCCACGATCACCGCAGCATTACCAATGTGTTCAAGTTCATGGGGGCGGACGAATGAGCGAGTTCGAGCAGGCCATGATTGAAGAGCTGCGCGCAATCCGCTTGCTATTGGAGCGCCAGGCGGCCCCGATTGTTACGGAGCAGCTCCGCCAACTGTTCACGGCCCCGGCAGAACAGCGCAAGGAACACAACCGGGGCGTGATCGAGCGGGCCAGGGCGCGCAAGCCATGAAATTTATGTGTGAGCGCCTGCATTTGTGGATATCAGAGTTTACAGACTGCGTTTGTCCGCATTGCCAGCTTCCGCCGATGGCGATGGTGGCACCCATCAACCAGAACGAGGGAGAGAGACAATGAAAAACTGGCAACTGTTCTTACTGATTTTCGCTTGTTTTGCCGTTACCGCCCTGGTGGACCGCCCGGAATATTACAGCTTTGAATTTGCCAATGAACCACCCCCGAAAAAGGCCGCCCGGCCTGTGGATAAGTCTGTTGAAAACCCCGCAAAGCTTGTGAATAACCCGTCTCCAATAGTTTGGAGATAGATTAGTATCCTAATACCATATATCTAGGCGGGCGCTCCTTTCAGTCGCCCACCCGCCTGATGAAAAGCATAAGTAGACGCCACCCGATAGAGAAAAACCCCGCGAAAATAGAAACAGCCCGGCGGGTGACTATCGATGGTGAAGCCGGACCGGCCAGAGGCCGGAAAGGCACAAGATAGTTTTGAACTTAGAAGTCAAAAGGCGTGCCAACTTTGTATAGCTATCCAACCACAACCGAATTTGCACCGAATAAAACCAGTTATAGGCTGATGCAGCTTATACACGGCTATTTCTGTGTAACAAAAAAGTCCTGGGCGCACATAAGCCAGGCTTGGTTGATGGAACAGATGGATAAACACGAGGCGCAGACCATCGGCAGCAGTACGCTGAATTACAATTTGCGAATCCTGGAGGAAAACGGATTCATCGAGCGCCAGAAACGGCACCTGCGGGACCGGGCAACGGGCCAGATCATTTTCCGGCCTTCGATGTACAAGATTACCAGCAAGCTGCGCCGGTTTTTCAATAAGCTGGCGGATAAGTTCCAGCGCTGCGGATGGACGCCTATGTTCCGGCGCTTGAAGAACCATTTTAACCCGCCGGTTGTGGGGAAGTGTACGAGCCAGGAAGAGGTTTTACAGGAGTTGCGGGCGCAATCGCTGGCCCGGCAGAAGCAGAAGCAAAAAGGTACGGCGTCATGACCAGCCAGGAAGCGTTCCAGGGAATCAGAAAGATTGAAGCAATGTATGAGGGGAAGTTTATCCCTGCCGATATCGCGCCGATATGGTCCCGACTGCTGGAGCTGCCCAACGCGGCGCTGATCCACGCTATCGGAGAGGCCCGGATTATCTGGCGCAGAATGCCGACGCCCCGCGAAGTGCTGCAGATCGTGGAGAGTTGGGACAAGCGCCTGGATACGGAAAAGGTTGTGGAACAGTTCGACGAAGGCAAAGAAAACTTTGCTTTGACCATGGGCTGGCTGGAGAAGCGAATCACGGAGCAGCAGTACATCCAGGCGCTGTATGAAATGGCCCGCAAGTATAACAGGCCGGAGTATGCAGCACAGGCAGCGGACAGGGAAAAGGTGCTGGAGGAAGAGGGGGCGGCAGATCATGGCTAATTTGATTACCACCGGCGGGACACCTGGAATTACAGAGATACCAGCAGCCGACAGGATAGCGCGGGAATTAAGGTTCAAGCTGGAAGATGCAGAGCGCGGCAAAATTCAAGCGTTCTGGAGCGTGGATATTCAGTTTAACCAACAGGACGAGCCAGTGCCGACAGTAACCATTATTGCGGACGGCACAGGGACAGAAGAGCAACGCGAGGCGATACGGCAGCATATGTTGGGTATCGCTGATATTCTGCGGGAAATTTATAGATAAAGGAGAAAACCTATGTACGAAGCAAAAATGGCAGCAGCGGCACAAGTAAGTCCAAGGTCCACAATGGCGTATCATGGTGATGATTGTTGTGTAGAAAGAACAAGTGAAGTAAGCCGCGCTCTTGATGAACTAAACTCTGTTATCCAGCGTTACGACCATTTGGTGGGCCGGTTAAGTTCTCGGCTGCATTGCGTTGTTATTCCAGCCCCGCCTATTTGTTCAGGAAATGATAAACCGATACAGGGATATCAAACCGAACTTGCAAACCATATCAACGGTATTCGTTGCACAGCAAGAGATATTACGGACAGCTTAGAATCATTGTTGGAGCGCATAGAAGTATAACGGCTTGAGTTGAGCCGTACAACGGCTCGAACGTTTGGTTATGATGCGTTCGAGCCACGGAGGAATCAAAGTGAAAGTACAAACATCTACAGCAGTAAAACTGATTATCAGTGAAGTGCCACGACTTGACCCAATAACCGTTTTCCTTGAGGACTTGGCACCAAGGGAGGGGAAAGCAACTATCTCCTGCTACAACCAATCATGGTCAGCATGGTGGGGTGGCATGGGTGACAGGTCGATCAAGGATTTTATACTTTCCTGCGATGAACGCTATCTGGCTAATAATTTCGGTCGCGGCACCTCACTGGATAGCACCGTTGTTGACGTGGAAGGCATAGCCGACCATGCCAGAAAGCACATTATCAGCCTCCGTAAAGGCAATGACCTTGACGCAGATTGTGCAAGGGAACTGTACGATAAAGCCGAACGGTTGGAGCATTTAACACAAGTGGAGACGCTTTACGCTGGCTATGGCGATGTCATGCAGGACATTTTCGGTGACGAGTGGTGGCACACTCTGCCGGAAAAACCAAACGGTGATTATGTGTATCTCTGCCGAATCATCAACGCCGTGAAAGCGGCACTACAGGAAGCATCATAACAATGATTATACAGCCAAAACCGCTGCATAACCCGATAACAAGAGGCAAAGGCAGAATGCACAGAATAAGCCAATATTTTTTACCCCGAAACAACCAAGAATCAATTGGAAAGAATTTGGAAACAATACTTGTAACTAATTAATAAACAACCTCGATACCTATGAAATTTGATTATGAGTTGATTAAACGATTTTAACGGAGTTTTCTAATGTTGAGCGCATGGCAGGCGATAGTTGGCGGCGGTATGATTCTGATGTTTGGTTTAAGTATCGGTATGTTACTGGCGTTCAAGCTTTGCGAAATTTGCAAACTGAACATTAACCCGGTCCGGCGGAATCCCGACCCCTCTAATTATTCCTTCACGTGCGTAAGCTGCGGCCACAAATCAGAAGGGGGCGAACGATGAATCACCAGTCAACAGAAGTAGCAGTTTTCCTGGTAGGTGGCCTGCTGCTGGAGCAGGCACCAAAGGCCGTGATTATGACGGACGAACAACTGGAGAGCTATTACGAACCGGCGCTGCAGAACTTCCAGGACTTTATGGTTAACGATCACCGGACGGTGTTTACCCCTGATCCACCGGAGCAGTTCCGCCAGATGGTTCTGGATCACGTCCGCCGCTACCTGGATATGCGCCGTATGAGGTACGGACTATGAAGGTTATCCACCAGCCGACGCCGTTTAGCTGTATGGCCTGCGTGGCGGCCATGATTACCAACGAACCGCTGGAGGAAGTGTTCGACGCGATAGGCCACGATGGCAGCCAGCACCATTTCCGTTTTCTGGATATCGCGGCGTTTCTGAATCGGCGGGGTTTTCACCTGGGATTGCTGGCCCCTAAGATATCACTGTTCCCCCGGCTGTTTGTCAGAAGATACCCGGCGCTGCTGATTGTTGAAAGCCCGACACCGAACAACCACGCGGTTTACTGGACGGGTAGTGTTGTGCTTGATCCCTCATCGAAGGGCGGAATAAAACCCTTGTCCAACTATCAGGTTCTGCAATGGTGGCCCGTTTTTAAAATGGAGGACAAGTAAATGGCATCCATTAAGACCGCAACCAACAGGCATGGAGAGAAGCGTTACCGGGTCCGCGTCCGCGTGAAAGGGCTGTACGCTTCAAAGACCATCCGCAATAAGCGCGAGGCGGAACGGTGGGCGCGCAAGATGGAGGACCGGGCGGAACTTCGAACCATGGGAGCTGTTACCCAGGCCAGTATCCGCACGGTGGCCGGGATGATTGACAAGTACCTGGACGAGGTTCTACCGCACAAGGCCCGGAATACTCAAATCAGCCAGTACGGGCAGTTGATGTTCTGGCGGGAATCAATCGGCAAACTGACCCTGGCGGAAGCGACGACGCCGGTTATCGCCAAGGGCAAAAAGGACCTGGAGCCGCGCGGTAACGGTACGATCAACTGCTACCTGGCCGCGCTGCAGCATTGTTTCGCTATGGCGGTACGTGAATGGCAATGGTGCGAATCAAACCCGGTTCGTGACGTATGGCGCTTGCCTGGCACACAGAACCGGACCCGCAAGCTGACACCGGCGGAACGGTCCCGTCTGCTGTTCTATGCCAAGCTGGCACCCTGCCGGTTTATGACGGCGCTGGTTGTGGTGACACTATCCACCGGCCCGCGTAAGTCTGAGGTTCGCAATATCCGCTTTGAGGATTACGACCACCAGACCGGGCGGGTGATCCTGGACCAGACCAAGAACGGGGAGCGCCGGACGGTCCGGCTATTCGGCCCAGCTGCGCAGCTTATGTCTGACTTGTATCTGCAGCGCCAGCCCGGCCAGGTGTTTTTCTTTCCGTCGCCGGATGATCCCCGCAAGCCGTATGATTTCCGCTATTCATGGGAAAAGACACTGGAGAAGGCCGCTATACCGAACTTCTGTTTTCACGACTTACGGCACAGCGCTGCTAGTTACCTGGCAGAGCAGGGGGCGACGCTGGCCGATATCAAGGAGATATTGGGTCATAAGTCCATACAGACGACACAGAAGTACACCCACCTGACGGAAAGCCACACGTCAGGCATTGTGCAAAGAATGAACCTGTCAATTTTCTAGGGGGAATGATGAACGGCTACCAGAACAAAGTATTCCAGGCTGCTGTTGAAATTGCTTTGAGGGCGACGTTACCCCAAGGCGGCACGATTGCAAATGTTATGGACCGCCTGGCCGGATCGACGCGGGCGGCAGCAGCGCCGGGTGAATACAAGAACGCGGATTGGGCCGTGGACTTTCTGGCCTGCCTGCCTGCTGATCCCGAAGCAAGCCGCCTGGTGCTGCTGTGCTACCTGCCCGCCTATGTCTGCCGCTGTAACGTGATCCACCTGGAGCAAGGGCGCTGTGATGATTGCGGGACCTGGCCGGAGCCGTACCGCCTGCAGCCGGACGAATCACGCCGGGCCGGTGGCCTGACGAAATCCTTTTGGGGCCGGGTCCAGACACGCCGCCTGTTTGCGCGTGGATTAAAAATATCAGAGTGCGAGGGTTAGAGCATGGCGTATTACAAGCTGGATGATGCAATCAGGGAAGTAAAGCAGGGCTATGCCCGTTCACTGGCGATTCATGGCGACTGGAACGAGTACACACCCTGGCGGGTAATCCGGGTAGTATTTGGTGAAGTGCTGGAGCTGGTGTATGCGGTTGCCCGCCGGGATCGTGACGGGCGGCACGGCATTGTCAACGAAATGCGGGACGTGGCTATAGTCAGTATGAAAGCGCTGTTGTGGTATCGGAGCAGAACGAACTAATCAAGCCTGGAGGGGCGGTTATGATATTCAGCTATGCAGCCAGAATTTACCTGATGATGATGGACCACAAAGTAAGCTTTCGAGAGGCGTTTTATTGGATATGCCGCCGGGCCCCGAAGAACATGCAGAACTATTACCGCATAAAGCTGGTGCATCTTCTCTCTGCTGAATCAGGAGTGTGGCCATGAAAACCGTGACTCTCTGGACGTGCGACAAATGCGGGAAGGAAAGCGAATGGACAGACCAGCATGGATGGTTTGGAAGCTGGAAGGATTACGAGGAAAAGGGCCGCAGCGGAATAACCGTCGTTTGTTCCGATGATTGCCGAAGCCGGGTAGAACCGCCAAAGCTGGAGGTAAAACGATGACCTTCACCATTACCTGCCGAGACTGTAAACAGCCGTTCTTTTGCTCCAGCAAAACCCGCTTGATATGCGAGGCGTGCAAGGCGCGTATCAAGCGGGCCTACATGGAGGAATACAAGCAGAACGCCCGCAAGGATGGAAAGAAAACCGTCAAGCCTGCCAGGAAGAAAAAGCCCGCCCCGATCATTACCGACAAGGAACAGCATATCATCAACAAGCGCGTGGACGATCTAGGCGTTACCGTCGATCCAGGCCGCCGCTATACTCCCGATATGCCGGAGTTTCACCAGATAGCCCGGCACTACTACCAGCGTGAAAGCATCAACACGCGTGTACTTTCAGCATGAAGAATACTAAAAGTACACGCACGAAGAAACCCGCCATGACCGCCGCCGACCTGCTGCGCCTGCGCCGGGAAATGAATTACGACAAAGCCAGCTTGTCCCTGCTGCTGGATATCCCCTATCGAACACTGCAGGATTACGAGGCCGGGGAGCGCGGCATACCGGCCAGCTTTGCCGGAAAGATGAAGGCGGCCCACAAGGCAGACCGGCGCTATATGGCCGCCATGAGTAAGGCGCTGGATAAGGAATTTGCACGCCAATATCCCCACGGTATCCGGTCCGAGATAATTATTAACAATGGTGAATAAAAATATGTTGCACTCTGCTGGCACCTTTTGCTAATCAATTAAACCATAATTTGAAACGTGTCACTTGAAGCCCCCGGCCTGTACTGCCTGGGGCTTTTTTCGTGGCCGTATCAAAGCATGTGGCAAACCTCCCGACTTCCAGCGCGGCCCCTCCCCACGCTGGAAGGACGGGAGAGCCAGCGAGAGGGCAAACATGAACGGCGCGGATATCACCAGAAAACTGTCTGACCTGAAAAGCCGCCGTGCCCCGCTGGAAGCCCACATACGCGAGTGCTACCAATTCACCAACCCCATACGCGGCATGATGTTTGCCACGTCCGGCCAGCAACTTACCCCTGATACAATTCAATCATCCGCTGCAGCAGCTACCGCAAAACTTTATGATTCAACCGGGGATGATTCCGCCGGGCTGGTGGCATCGGCCCTGGTGTCCAACCTGACCCCGGCAAATTCCCGCTGGTTTGGCTACAAGTCCGAGAACAAAAACGACGCCCTGGATACCTGGCTGGATGAAGCCTGTACGAAGGTACACGCCGAGATACACGCCAGCAACTACGACGCCCCGGCCTATGAGGCCATGTATGACGCGGCCATTGCCGGACAGTGTGCGCTGTACGTGGAAGAGGGAACGGACACCACCTTTCATTTCGAGTTGTGGCCCCTGGCGCAGTGTTGGGTATCAACGTCCACGCGTGATGGCCTGGTGGATACGGTCTTTTATCAGTTCAGCCTGACGGCACAGCAGGCCGTAAAAGAGTACGGCGCGGATAAGGTTTCAAGCCGGATCACGAAGGCGCTGGAGAAAAAGCCCTATACCCTGTTCAACTTTGTGCAGGCCATTTTCCCCAGGGAGAAAGACCCGGAGCAGAAAAAGGCCCGCGTCAAGGATAAGCTGCTGCCTTTCGCATCCATGCACGTTGAAGTTGACAGCAAGAATATCTGCCGGGATTCCGGCTATCATGAATTTCCGCTGGTTTTCCCGCGATGGCTGAAACTGCCCGGTTCCGTCTATGCACAGGGTCCGCTTTCCCGCGCGCTGCCGGATATCAAGAGCCTGAACGAAGTCAAGCGCCTGACCTTTGCCAATGCGGATATGGCAATAGCCGGTATGTGGGGCGCGGTTGATGATGGCGTTATCAATCCAAAGACGGTCCGCATCGGGGCGCGTAAGATTGTAATGATGGCGTCGAAAGATTCTTTCTTTCCACTGCAGCCGGGCGGGCAGTTCGATTTGTCGCAGTTGCTGGTGGCCGACCTGCAGAAGAGTATCCGCCGCATTATGATGGCCGACCTGTTGGAAACCAATACCGAAGGACCGGCCAAGACCGCCACGGAATGGCACTACCGCGTCAACCTCATTCGTCAGTTGCTTGGCCCCATGTTTGGCCGCATCCAGTCTGAATACCTGATACCCCTGGTTTGGCGCTGTTTCTGGATTGCCTTCCGCAAGGGGATATTGGGAGAACTGCCCCAGGATGCACAGGGCAACAACCTGCAGCTCCAGTTCCAGGGACCGCTGGCCCGCGCGCAGAAGCTGGAGGAAGTGGCAAGTATGGACCGCTTCGAACAGTCCCTGTTTGCCCAGGCCCAGGCCCAGGCCGTCGCCAACATGCCGCCGCTGGTCATGGACAATTACGACCTGGACGAAGCCGCCCGCCACCGGGGCGAGTTGTTAGGCGTCCCGGCCCGGCTGATCGTGGACACCAAGCGGGTTGAAGAACTGCGCAAGGTCCGTGCCGACAATGCCGCCAAGGCGCAGCAGCAGGCACAGCAGCAAGAAATGATGAAAGGCGCGGCCACTGGTCCGGCCCCGGCCATGGAGGGTATGGCGTGAGTATTCAGGATGCAATCTATAACCGGGTATTTCAGCAGGACGGCGACGGCGTGGCGATCCTGGAAGAGTTGGCCGCCAGGTATCACGATTGCCAGAGTTACGTCCAGGGCGACCCGCACCAGACCAGTTTCAACGAAGGGGCGCGCAGCGTCATTCTTTACATAATGCAGAGAGCAGGCACACCCGAACAGTAAAAAGGAGGTTTCAAATGTCACCAGCACACGACGGGGTAAAGATGGAAGAACGCCGCCGCTTTATCGAGGGCGAAGGATGGGAAGTAACAGAGGTCCCGGTAGGTACGGCCCTGGCACCCGGCCAGGTGAAAAACCCGAAGGCACCCAAGGAACCCGCTGTTCCGGTTGTACTGACGGTTGCGGATATCTCCCTGGACCTGGCCCGCCAGGTAATCGAGGCCAACGGCCTGCTGGCTGTTCCGGCGTCATTCCTGAACGAAACGCAGCTTGAAGAGCTGGCACTATCACCTGCCGCCGTACAGCCCCCGGTAGTAACAGCGCCCGCAGCCAAGGAGCTGAACGAAAAGGATGCTATCAAGCGCATCAAGGCCGCCATAAGCTTTGAAGAGCTGAACGAGCTGACCGCCAACGAGAGCCGGGCCGCCGTACTGAACGCAGCCGAAACCAAGGCCGCAGAGCTGAAAGGGTAGGGGGACAGATGCACAGAACGGATAACGCTAGTGCGCCCGTATTCCCCACCCGCCGCGATCCACGCGCCGGGGACGATCCACCAGCAGGCGACCCACCCGCCGCTGATCCAACCCTGTTGGGTGATCCACCGGTAGGCGGCGACCCGCAGCCCTTTGCAGTACCGGATAAGTTCATGGTTGCCGGGCAGGACGGGCAGCCGGATTTCAAGGCCATTGTCGAGAAAATGGGGCAGAGCTATACCCATTTGGAAAAACGTTTCGGCACCGGCGACCTGCCACCCAAGACGGCGGATGAATACAAGCTGGAACCATACCTACCGGAAGGCATGGAAGCGAACCAGGAAGCAATGCAGCCGATTATGGGTAAGTTCCACGCTGCAGGATTGACCAACGCCCAGGTGCAGGTTGTCATGTCCACCTTTGGCGAACGACTGGCGGCAGGGCTGGAGATTGAAAAGGCAGGATATCAGGCGGGACAGGCCGCACTGAAAACCGCCTGGGGCGAACAGTACGAACAGAACATAGGCACCGCCAAAACAGCCCTGGCCGCCTATACCGCAACAGACGCAGACCTGGCCGCAGCGCTGAACAACCCCAAGTACGCCAACGACCCGGTTATTATCCGGCTGTTGGCGGCAGTAGGCGGGGATTTGAAAGAGGATCGTCCGGCCAATGATATGCAGGGCGCGGCAGCGGAAAGCATCGACGAGCTGCGCACATCGAAAGCATACCTTGACAAGACCGACCCCGGCCACGCCGACGCGGTACGCAAGGTAAATGAAGCATACAGCAAGGGTTACAAGGCGACGAGAGCGTAACCGAAGATTGACGACATAGCAGACGGAACGGGCAAGCGGCACGCCTTGACGCCCCGGACCGTCCGCACCAAACCACCAAACAGGCCCGCCCGTCGGACAACCTGGCGCGACGTAGAAACATTACCTCAAACCACAAAGGAGTCCGACAATGAAAAACAGAATCTTGGCCGCGTTTGTCCTCTTCACCCGTACCGATCCCCGCGCAGGCGGCGACCAGGTGCCCAACCATTTCGTCAACAAGTACGCTGATGATGTAACCCTGGCAATGCAGCAGACGCAGAGCCGCCTGCAGCCGACCGTTATTGAAATGTGCGGCATCGTCGGCGCATCGGCTGCCGTGGACTTCATCGGCACCACCGAGGCATCCCAGGTAACAACCCGCTTCCAGGACCTGCAGAGCGTCAACAGCCCGCATACCCGCCGGTGGGTTGACCTGGCAGATTTCGACTGGTTCGACTACATCGACAGTTTCGACAAGCTGAAAATTCTGACCGACCCCACCAACAAGTATGTCACCGGCGCGGTATCGGCCCACAACCGCCAGAAAGACCGCCTCATTATCGCAGCCCTGGGGGGCAACGCCCGTGAGCAGACCGGCGTTGGCAACGGCGGCACCAGCCAGTACGTGGCACTTCCGGCAGGCCAGAAGGTGGCTGTAGGTGGCACCAACATTACCCTGGCAAAAATCCGTACCGCAATCGAGCTGTTGAACAAGGCCGAGGCATCCAGCCCGGAAGAGGGCGGCGAACGCTTTTTCCTCTACACCGCCAACCAGCTGACAAAGCTGATGGCCGACACCACCGTAACCAGCAGCGATTACAACACGCTGCGCGCCCTGCAGAACTTCCAGGTTGATACCTTCATGGGTATGAAGTGGATACGCACCGAACTGTTGCCGAAGTCCGGCAACAACCGCGCCTGCTACATCTACGGCAAAGACTACGTTACCCTGGGTTGCGGCATGGATATCATCAATGATGTATCCGTCAACAAGTCCAAGCGTGGTTTTCCGGTCCAGGTGTATTCCATGCAGTCCCTGGGAGCCGTCCGTAACCAGGACACCGGCGTTGTCGAGATCATGTGCGACGAAACCGCTTAAACCATTACCGGGGCGGTTCGCCGCCCCGTACAAATTCCTTGCGAGGTGCATAATGAAAACTATTTTCAACTTCCTTATTTCCCTGTACGCCTTTGCCGTGGCCGCCTTCACCGGCAGCGCCCCGGCCTTCACCCGCCGCGATCCCTGCGCCGGTGCCAACGTGTATGCAGCGGAATACACCAACGCCTATGTATCCACCCCGCCGGTAAAGAACAGCGCCGCGCAGCTTGGCGGACGTATCCGTATTTTCCGAGGCACCTATACCCAGGGGGCCAGCGTCGGCAGCGTCGGTGATATCGTTTTCTTTGGCAAACTGCCCGCCGGAGCAACGCCGGTATTGGGCGGTAAGTGCTATTTTTCTAACGGCACAGCATCGTCCACGCTCAAAATCGGAGTTACCGGCAGCGACGCCGCGTTTATCGCCGCTACCTCGATCACCACGGCGGGCAGCCTGGCGCTGGAAGCCTTCGCAGCCGCCGGTGCCGTACTCAAAACCACCGCCGAGGTTGACGTAATCGGAACCGTGGCCGGTGCCGGGATTGCCGCCAACCAGGTCTTGACCGCCTGGATTCCCTATGTACTGAACGACTAAAGCAGGCCGGGCCGGGGAGCGATCCCCGGCCCTTGATCTTCCAAGGGTGATGGCATGGCGCAACAGGTTTGGATAAATGGAGAATGGCAGACGATCCTTGTCAGTCACAATTCATTGCAGGATATCGGCACCCTGGCCCATGCAGAGATTGAAACCCGCCTGGTGGAGCTGGACCAGCACCGCCAGGAAACCGGCAATCCCCACGGCCTGACCGCCGCAGACTTGGGGCTGGATATAATCAGCGGCACGAACTATCCATTTCAGGACAGCAGCAACGGTTTGTTTTACAAGGTCATAGCCAGGGATAACGCAATCGGCCTGGAAGAGGTGGCGGACGCCACCGGCAGCATACCGACAATCGTTAAGGATACGACCGGCAGTATCTATTACCAGGTGATAGCCACCAACGGAGTAATGGCGCTGGAGGAAGTCCCCGGCCCCTATCCCACTTTTCTACCGACCATAGTAGGGGATTACCGCAACGGCAGATTCTACACGATCATAGCAACAAACGGGGTTATCTGCCTAGAAGAGATGCAGCCGCCCGCCAACCGGACACTGCTATGGGATGCACCAGCCGACGGCAAGCAATACGTAAGAATCAACGGCACCTGGCAGGAACTGGTTATCTAAGGAGAGGGTTTATGAAACGACTTGTCTTATTCGCCGCCGGGCTGATCCTGGCAACCGCCCTGGCCGCCTGGCCCGCGCCCACCGATAAAACTTATTACGTCCAGCAACCCAAATTCAGCAGCTATTCCGCCGCCCGGCAGATTGACATAAATGCCCGCTTGACCAAGACCCGTTTCAACAGCTATTCCGCCAACCGGCAGGCCGACATAAACACCCGCCTGACCGCTGCCCGTTTCACCGCTTACACCTCCAGCATACAGAGCAAGATAACCGGGTTAAGCCAGTTCGACAACATGCCGACCGCCTTCGATATCCACATGATAGCGGGCGCGCATTATGAACTGGCCCTGCTGCATACCAACGCCGCCGGGTCCCCGGTGGATATCACCGGATCAACCTTTTACGCGCAATACCGCCCAAGTGCTGGCGGGGCGATCTTTGCCACCTATTCGACACCTATCGTCAACGCCGCTGCCGGACAATCCAAGGTTACGCTATCCGCCGATCAGACCACGGCCCTTTCCGGCACTAGCGGGTTTTGGGACCTGCTGCATATCGACGCCAGCGGTAAACGTAAATACCGAGCCGCCGGGACCGTAACCGTAGCGCCGCCGATTACGCCATGATCCGCCTGTTACTCTGCATACTGCTGCTGGCAAGCACGGCCCAGGCCGAAAGCCTGACAATCAGCAACCGCCCGCCGACGATAACCATCGTTTCGACACCCGACCTGTTCGACAGTTGCGGGGCGCTGCCGCCGCTGGCAGCAGTAGAAGGGACATTTAAGCCCTTTCCTCCCGGCGCTGACTGGCCATTCTATTTTGAGAGGTACACCGTCGAAGGCGTGGACCTGAACGGCCTGGAAATAACGGCCTGGTTCCGGTCCGATGAACCCGGCTGGTTCATGGCCGATTACGCGGCGACGATTATCGAACGACAAAATAATACCACCGGAGTAATTACCCTTGTTTCCTGGGACCCGTCTTATTCCTACAACGGTAAGTCCTTGCCGTTTCCGTGGGCCTATTTTCCACGTCCTGTACGCGAGGGTTACGGATATCCCTCTGGTACAGTAGTGTCCACATCCGTTTACACCGAAGGCGTAACCCAAATAGAGTGGGCTATATACGTCAAGGCAGCCTATCTGGATTATGGCGAGTACGCAGTACGGCCCGCGCTGTACCTGCTTATGTCAAAGGAGCTGGTGGGGGATGTTCTCAATCTGACCATACCGGCAGCGGATACCAGCCAGTTGTGGGCCGGTACAATTTATTTCAGTTTCCACGACCCGACCGGCACCACCCGCGACTTTAGCCGCGCCTTTTCCTTCACACCAACCCCGGCCTATACGAGGTACTAAATGAAATATCTGTTGCTGCTAATCCTGTTGTGCCTGCCGATCCCCGCCGCTGCCGTTGCTCAAATCGTCGTTCCGGTAACGATCACCTACCAAGGGCGCAGCGTTACCGCACCCATGGCCGTTGATACCGGGGCCAGCGTAACCACCATTGACGACAGTCTGGCCGACCAGTTGGGTATCACCGCCTGCAGCGGCAGCGGCCAAGCGCAAATGGCGGACGGCAGCGCCGTACCCTACTGTTCCGCAGTAATGGATAGTTTGGCAGCCAGCAGTATGACCCGCGCCGCCCTGCGCATCAATATCATGGATTACAGCGCCAACCGGCAGGCCAGGGGTATGTTGGGGCTGGATTTCCTGTCAGGCATGACCCTGACCCTGGACTGGAAAAACCGGCGCATCTATTGGAGTGAGTGACAAATCAGTTCTGATAACGCCCGACGGCACAACCTACGTGGGGCGGATCATAGCCGGGGAAGTGCGGACAGCCAAGCGCAAGGGTTACAAAATCGTACTGCTGTTTGAAGTGGAGCCAGCCAATGAGCACAAAACTTGACATCATCAACAGCGCCCTGGTTTCCCTGGGTATCGCCCCGGTGCAGGATCTGAACGAGACACAGCAGGCCAGGAGCGCCGCCGCCTTTTGGGATATCGTCCTGCGCGCCACCCTGCGCAGCCACCCCTGGAACTTTGCCATCAAGCGCGCCCTGCTGGCCGCATCCGGGACCGCCCCGGCCTTTGGCTACACCAAAGCCTTTCCATTGCCCGGCGACTGGCTGCGCACCCTGGAAGCGCTGGACGTGGACGACTACAAACAGGAGTCCGGCGCGATCCTCTGCAATCAAACCAGCCTTTCACTGCGCTACGTCGCCATGATCGAGGACCCGGCCCGCTTCGATGCACTCTTTTGCGACGCCATGGCCGGACACCTGGCCGCCAAGCTGGCCTATCCCATGACGCAATCCACCAGTCAGCAATCAGCCTGTTGGGACGCCTACAAGGAAATACTGCGCCTGGCCCGGTCCGTTGATTCACTGGAGGACCCGCCCGACGAACTCCCCGAATCCAGCCTACTGTTCATGAGGGGTTAAGCAATGGGAAAAGCCCGCACAATGCAGAGCGCGCTGAACGCCGGGGAGATATCGCCCCGCCTGCGTGGCCGTACCGATATCCCCCGTTATCAGCACGGCCTGGAACTGTGCCGTAACGCAATCCCCCAGGTATGGGGAGGCGTCAAGCGCATCGACGGCACCCGCGACATTGCCGCCGCTGCCGCCGATATCGTGCGCCTGGTGGATTTCCATGTATCCATCAATGGACTGCTGACCGGCTACGTCCTGGAGTTCAGCAACCTGGCCCTGCGCATCTATTACAACGGCAGCCCGATCATGGCGGCCAGCATACCCTATCAGCTGACCACCCCCTACACCACCGCCGACCTGGACGCTATCCGCTACGACGTAAGCGCCAGCGTCATGTATCTGTTTCATTCCGCCTATCCACCCATGCGCCTGTCCCGCAACGCGACAAATACGGACTGGACGCTGGAGGTTGTACCGTTCACATCTACCCCGACCATGCGCCCACCGGCAACGGACGGCTTTACCATGACGCCATCCGGCACCACCGGCACAATCACCCTGACCTGCAGCAGTGATTTTTTCACCGCCGACATGGTAGGTATGCGCATCCATATCAACAGCGGCGTCTGCCTGATTACCGCCTACACCGACGCCCGGCACGCAACCGCCACCGTGGAAAGCGGCCTGGGGGGGGCTGGCACCGGCGACGCCCTGAGTACGACCATCATTGACACGGTTTCAGTCAACTATACCCCCCCGGCTGTTCCGGTGGCTTTTTCGCTGGATATGGTAATCAAGGCGTATTTTGGTTTCTTGTCCGTGTACCAGGCCGGGCAGTACACCGTAACCACCAGCACCGTCGGCCCGATCCTGGAAACCACCCCCCAGGAACCGTTACCGGCGGGGATCACCATAACCAAGTCACAGGCCACCCACCACCTGACCGGCGTGCAGCCGGATGCAGCCTGGAAGATTCAAGCCTGGAGCGATATCAACGGCTGGCCCGCCTGCGGCACCTTTCACGAACAGCGCCTGATTACCGCCGGTTCACCCACCTTTCCAACCTATATATGGGGCAGCAAGTCAGGCGACCCGCTGAACTTCACCACCGGCACCCTGGACAATGAGGCTATCGCCTTCAACATGGCCGCCATATCAACCAGCATCTTCCACGTTATCGGACTGGACGCTATCACCGTCTTTTCCGGCGACAGGGAGTTGACCGCGCGCGGCAGCAGCGACACACCCATTACCCCGTCCAACATCCAGGTAAAGACCCGCACCCCCCACGGCAGCAGCCTGACCCGCCCGGTCCAGATAGGCGGGGATTTGTTCTTTGTGCCACCGGCCCGGCTGAAACTGCGCGGCCTGGTGTACCAGTTCGCCAGCGACAAGTTTGAAGCCGCCGACGTGGCCGTAATCGCCGACCACCTGGCCGAGCTTGGCGGAGGGTTCAAACAGATTGCCTACGCGCGGGAGCCGTACAGCCTGTTGTGGATCATTACCGAATCCGGGCGACTGTTGACCCTGACCCTGGACAAGGAACAGGAGGTAACGGCGTGGGCCGCGCACGGCGACGATAACAGCCGCTATATCAGCGCCGCCGTTGTTTCCGGCCCTGATGGTATTGACCAGGTAACGTTTGCCGTGCAGCGCATGATAGGCGGCGTCTGGCATACCAGGATAGAACAGCTTGACGCCACCCTGCAGACCAATTGCACCGTGGTTGCCACCGGAACCGACCTGATGGAAGTAACGGGGCTGAATCACCTGGAAGGCTGCCCGGTGGATATCAAGGCCGACGGGTTTTATTGCGGGCGCGTGGTTGTATCCGGCGGACGTGTCCCGGTTTCCTTTCCCGCCGCGCGGATCGAGGCCGGGCTACCCTACCGCACCACCATCAAGGATTTACCGCTGGAGCTGGCAAACCCCGGCCAGACGTTGCAGGAAACAAACATTGCCATCAACAAGGTACACGTCCGGCTGCATGAGTCCCAGGGTTGTCTGGTAAACGGGGAGCAGGTCCCGTTCCGGCGCTTCCCCAATATCAACCAGCCGGTGGACGTGTTCACCGGAGATAAAACAGTTATCAACCTGGGGCGCGGCACACAGCCGGAGCAGACGCAGGTATTGATTGAACAGGATTTGCCCTTTCCGCTTACCGTGCTGGCGATCATTAAAGAGGTAACGATTAATGGTTAGAATGTGCAGCATAGCCGAACTGGAACAGGCACCCAACCTGCCCGGCCTGTTGGTGGAGTACGCCGCAGAGTCCGCCCTGTCCGGTATGCCGCAGCCGGTGCCACAGGTGGAAACCTACCGCGCCCTGGAGGCCGCCGGGATCATGCAACCCCTGGGAGCGTTTCGGGATAGCGTGTTAATGGGATATTGCCTGCTGTTGTCGTCGGTCCTGCCACATTACGGCGTCAAGGTATGTACGACAGAATCGTACTTTGTGGCGCGCGAATACCGCCACACCGGGGCCGGGCTGAAATTGTTGCGCCTGGCAGAAGAGTACGCCAGGGAAACCGGGGCCGCTGGCCTGCTGATAAGCGCACCAGTGGGCGGCCCGCTGGCCGAACTGCTGCCGCATGTAGGCTACAACAATACCAATCTGATCTTTTTCAAGGGGTTCGCCGGTGCCTGATCTTATCGTACAGCATACCAGCATCCCGGCCATGATCGGCGCGGCCATTGAAAAGGTCCGTCGCCTGGAATCCGAAATGCTGAAAATGCCCCAGGTGAACATTGAAACCCGCCACGTGATCCACGGCGGCATGTACGCGCGATCCATAACCATACCGGCAGGCGTCGTGCTGACCGGGGCGCTGATAAAGGTTGCCACCCTGTTGATTGTGACAGGCCACACAACCGTTTATATCGGTGAAGAAACCAGGGAGCTGCAGGGCTGCAACGTGATCCCGGCCAGCGGCGGGCGCAAGCAGGTTTTTGTTGCACACGCCGATACGGAATTGACGGTGATCTTTCCGACCACCGCCCGAACGGTGGAAGAGGCCGAGCGCGAATTTACCGACGAATACGACCTGCTGGCGTCACACCAGGAAGATAACCAGAACCACACCATAATTACAGGGGGGTAAACCATGTCCGGGTATACCACAGCAGTTGTTATTGCAGGCGTCGTCATATCCGCCGCCAGCGCGTCATACAGCGCCTATGTCGCTAATGATAACGCCATTGACGCCAGCAAGAAGGCCGACGAACAGGCCGCAATGGAGATGAAGAACTCCCAGGACGAGGCCGCCAAGATACGCGAGAAGGGCCAACGGGTCCAGGCTGCCCAGGCGTCGGCACTGGCAGGCAGCGGCATAACACTGGACGGGCAGGGCAGCGGCCAGGCGTTGATTGACGAAACCGGCAAACTGGCCGAGCAGGACGCGCTGGCCGTGATAACCGGCGGGGCGCAGCGGGCCAAGCTGCTGAACATGGATTCAGCCAGCTACAAAAAACAGGGATCATCCGCGCTGGTATCCGGCGGCATGAATGTTGGTTCAACACTGATAGGGGGTTACAACCAGTATCAGAAGGCCAAACAGCCGTCAACCGTCGCGCAGAATTACGAACTTGGCACTACCAAGCTGACCACGCAGAAAACCAAATACAGCCTGTTAGGGGATTGAAAATGGCGGCGATAATACCGGAACCAACCTGGTTCGAGCATGTTGATTTTATGCAGGCGTGTCTGGTTACGGCCTTGGGGGTAATCGTGTTCTTTGCCCTGCGCACGCTGAACACCATCGACAGCAACCAGAAACTGCTGTTCGCGGAACACGATATTTTGCGCAAGGACCTGTCCCGCTTAGGGAACTCGTTTTCAGAACTGCGCGGCCAACATATCGCCATTCACAAGATAGGGAACAGCCATGAAAATACCTGACGCATACTTTGCCGGTGGCCTGGGGCAGCGCATTGCCCCGGTCATGCCCGCCGGACGCACCAACTTTGCCGCTGGTGCCGCCATAGGCGCAGCCGGTGAACGCCTGGGGGCCACGATCCTGCAGACCGGAACGGATGCTATCGAGTTCCAGGGCCGCCAGGAACTGCAGGCCGCCCACGAACGCCGCCAGGAGGTGGAACAGCAACTACGCCAGCAGGAACACGAATTAAAGCAGCAGACCCTGGAGCGTGAGAGCGCCACGGCCAAGCGGGGCTATCTCAACTTTTCCCCGCAGCTGTCCGCGCTGCAGGACGAAATAAAGAATGATCCCGACGTACAGCCCGAACAGTACATGACCGTATTCAACGAGCGCGCCCGCAAGCTGGCTGATGAAAAGCTGTATCCCGATTTCAACGAACACCAGAAAAACCAGATTGAACCGCTGATCCTGGGACATATCAACCAGGCGTCGGAACAGATGTTCAAGACCGGCAAGCAGGAAATAGCAGACGCCACCTGGTCCGAGAACATAGCCACCCTGTCCGCCCTGAAAGCCGACCCGACCAAGGACACCCGCACCAAGATTGCCATAGTCAAGGATGAAAACTTTTTTGATGGTTCAGAGCGTCAGGCGCATGAAGTGGAAACCGTCCGCCAGGCCGCCATACAGGAGTTTATCAAGGACGATGAAGCCACCCGCTTCAACGCCACCAAGCAGGATTTGAAAAGCCTGCAGCAGTACAAAGCTGAAATTACCGCCAAGACTGAAAGCGGCAATTTCAAGTATATGCCGGAAATGGACCTGGGAGAGCGCAACGCCGCCGTATCCAGGATCATGTCCAAAGAGGAAATGTTAAAGAACCAGGAAGAGGCCCGCAACCGGGAGCGCAAGGCAGCCCGCAGCCAGGAAGCCACTAACCTGATGATGGAATATAAAGACCGCGTTAAAACCGGCTGGATACCCGTTACGTCTGCCGACTTCAAATATCAGGCCGCCGTCAGGTCCGCCGCCGCCACGTCGCCAAGCCTGGCCCGCCAGTACGAAGAGTCCACCAGCTTCACCACCGATTTCAGCAAGCGCCTGGAGATGAAAAAGGCCGACCCCCTGGGAGTGGCCGCAGCGGAACGCGGTATTCAGCTCCAGCCGCTGAACCTGCTGGACGTTGGCAACCTGCCGCAGCAGATCACGCAGCGCCTGACCGCCGCCCGGCAGTTAGGCGTCCAGGCTGTATTCAAGGGCGACGAGATAAAGGCGCTGTCCGAATACCTGCAGACCCTGCCGCCCCGCGAACAGGTAAAGCTGCTGACGCTGGTATCCAAACCGTTAGGCCCGGCCATTGCCGCCGCCACCTTCAACAGCGCCGCCGAGCAGGTAAAGGTGGCCCGGCCTGACCAGGCCATCATGTTCAAGCTGTACGGCAGCGGGAAACCGGCAGAGGCGCAGCTATACGCCGAGGGGCGCGCCTACCTGACCGGCGAAAAGAAAGACCTGCTGAAAGACAAGTTCACCGCCGTACAGCAGCAGGCGGGCGACCGGATCGACAAGCAGCTAGGCAGCGCCCTGGCAAGCCTGCCCGGTACGCGCAATACCATCAAAGAGGCCATTGTTACAACCTACCTGGGGGAAGCCCACCGGAAAAATATACCGCTGGATAGCCTGGACAAAGACCTGTTGGCCGACGTGACCCGCCGGATTGCCGGGGATACCGTCCGCACCGGCGGCAGATACACCGGCAGCGGTAAAACCACCATCATTCCCGACGGCATGACGCCCGACCAGTTCAGCAACAGTATCAAGGCCGTTACCCCGGCGGATATCCGCAAGCGGGGCGGCATCGACGGCATGAGCGACGACGAAGCGGCCAAGCTGATAAAGGGTAACGCCTGGCACGAATCAGACGGCGGGTACACCTTTGTCAAAGACGGCAAACCGCTGTACGGCAAGAACGGCAAACCGTTTATCTTCCGACTGGATGACGGCGTGGGGGCGAGATAATGCCGCCTTGGTTGTTCCCCTCTTTATCAATAGCCCTTAATATAGGCAGCGCATTAACCTATATGTATCACGGCGATTTCAACCGCAGCGTTTACTGGATGGCGGCAGCCGTCCTTACTACCACCGTGACCATGCGTCACTAAAGGAGCGACACAATGAAAAGCTGGAAAACCACCCTTTTTGGAGCACTCACCGCCGCAGGCGTCGGCATGGCAACCGCTGATGATGCAATTGTTAAAACTATCGGCCAGATTCTGGCGGTAATCGGTCCGGTCCTAATGGGGCTGTTTGCCAAGGATTCAAACGTAACCGGCGGCACGGTCGTACAGTAACATGGAATGGAGCGCGCTATTATCGGCGCTGCTGGTGATTATTGGCCTGATCCTGAAAGAGTACGTCAAGGCCAAAGAGAAACGGGAGGCCAACAGTGATGATATCAATATCCAGGCGGAACGCCGGGCGCTGCAGAATAATGACGGCCCTGCTGTTGATGCTGCTGTTGCTGACCAGCACGACCGCGTGTCAAAAGCGCTTGGTTATGGTCGAAGGCGAACAGACGATCACCGTCAAGAAATCAACCCTTGATACCTTGTATCAGGATAATGAACTGTTAATCAAGGCGCTGGAAGAGTGCAAGGGTAAACCATGAGCTGGTTGATAGACAACACCGAAGCGCAAACCCTGAACGAGGACTGGACCGCCGACCGGCTGCGCCCGCCCAAACCCGAACAGACCGGCCTGCTGAAAGCGTCCGGCCTGGGAATCATGCGCGGCGGGGTAGCCCTGGCGCGTGGCGCTGGCCTGGCTGCGTCCGTGTTTGTCCCGCACGAAGACGCACCCGACGACGGCACGCGGATCATGCCGCGCAAAGAGGACTTTTTTAAGTTCATCGAAACCCGGCTGAACGATGCAGAAAAATTCTGGACACCCGACCCGGAAAGCGTCGGCATGGCCGGGCAGATCGTCGGCGCGGTATCCGAACTGCCGCTGCAGCTGGCCGGTGGCCCTGGCCTGATGGCCGTATCCGCCGGACTGAACGCCGGTGAAAAGCTGGTGGAGCAGGGAGTAGACGGCAGGACCGCCGCCGTGGCCGGTTTCGGGGCCGGTGTCACCAATGCCCTGATGATGAAGTTACCCCAGGCTGGCAACGGCCTGCTGCAGACCGGCGGACTGATAGCCCTGAATCCGCTTATGGGAGCCGGGCAGGATTACGCGCTTAAAAAGGGGCTGGAGGCCCAGGGCTACGACGAGCAGGCCAAAGCCATTGACCCGCTTAACCCGGTGGCCCGCATTGTGGACGTGGCCCTGGGGGGAGTATTCGGGGCCATGGGATACCACGCCAACCGGGTAACAACCAAGGCCAACGCCAGCGCTTACGAGAATGTTTCAAAGCGCGTGGAAGAATACCAGGCAATCATCAAGGCTGCCGGAGGGGAAAAGGGAATACGCGAAGTCCTGCCGGTCGAAGTGGTGGACAGCCTGGACGCCACCAGCAATTACCTGAAAACCCTGGAAACCAACCCCTTCAACCGCGAAGCAATCGACGGCGTGGACAAGCACCTGGCCGCCCTGAAATCCGCCCTGGGTAGTATCACCGAAGGCAAGCCGGTTGATGTATCCGCCACCGGGGAGGGGATCGTAAAACCGGCACCGCGCCCGCTGGAGCTGCAAAGCCTGATGGACAAATGGAGCGCCCGTTATGGCATGACGCCCGATGAGGAAAACGGGCTGGCCGCGCTGATCCAGGCGCGCGCATCCGTGATGAAGATGCAGCCGGACGAGTTTGTGGCAAAATACTTTGCCGACGTAACCAACGACGCCCCAGGGGAAGCCCCGTTATTCCAGACCGTCAGCGCCGCCGAACAGCTCCAGCGCCGCCATGCCGGACAGACCCCCGAACAGCAGCAGCGGGAAATGTTCATTGATCCCCATTCAGGCGTCTACAATTCCCGCGCCTTCCAGGCCGCACCCGATACCGGGGCCGTAGCTGTCTTTGGTTTCGACAGTCTCAAATTCATCAACGACACTGTAAACCATAGCCTGGGGAACGACGCCTACAAGGTAGCCGGGCAGGCGCTGAAACGTGCCGGTGATGAACTGGATATCCCGGTGTACCGTGTACGCGGCGACTATGCCGCCCGCCTGCCTGCCGGTGAAGAGGGACAGGCGCAGTTTGCGCAGCTGGTCCAGCGGGCCAACGAGCTGCGCGATACGCTTGATTTCCCCAAGGTGGACAGCGCCGGGGTACACGCCGGGCCATACGATGCTATCCAGCTGCGCGGGGCAATCGGTAAGGATATCGACAGCGCCCACCAGAATTTCACCGCCCACAAGGTAGAGCTGGAAACCGGCAAGCAGCGACCGGCCCGCGATCAAAAGCCCTGGGGGATGGACAAGGGAACCGTTGCACCCCGCCAGACAGCACACGCCGAGTATTCAGTAAGCGACAAGCAGCGCCAGCACTTCGACAGCCTGCCCGAAGCGGAGCGTTTCGCCGCTGTTCACATCGACCCGGCCACCGGCCTGTATAGTCATGCCGCTTTCCAGGCGCTGGAAGAGGCCCACAACTGGCAGAACGACCCGAACCACGTTGTTTCATCCGTTGATGTAGCTGGCCTGGGGGCGCTGAACGAAATCAGCCCGGCCCTGGCCGACCAGCTTATTATCAGACTTGGCGAACGAATCAAGCAGGTTTCAGGCGATACGGTGGACGCCGCCCGTATGGCCGAGCGCGGGGACGAGTTCGCAGTACGCGGTAATTCAAAAGATGTGGAAAAGTCAATAAAAGCCCTTGCCGAAAACCTTGAACGTGATAAAATAGTATTACGTTTGGATGATGGAACAACCCTTGATTACACAGCTAAAGTCTGGAGCCTGACCGGGAGGGATTATGAGCACGCCGACACCATCCTTGGAATCCTCAAAGGATACGAAAAACAACTCAGGACCGAAGGTCATTTCCGTGACGGGCGACTTGGAGGACTTGGCGAAAGCTTTGAAAGAGCACGGCGGCAAAGTGGTGTCGATAACCTCACAAGGGAAAACAGTTCATCTGTAATTGATTTCATCCGTCAGGACGCCACCGCGCGCGGCCTGGACCCACAACCCTATCTTGACAAAATCCCTGCCGGGACACTGGCCGCGCTTGACGCAGCCAAAGCCCCGGCGGTTCTGTATCAATCCCGCCCCATCGTACCGCCCTTTTATTCCAAGCTGCTGCGCGAAGTATCCGACCTGCCGCAAGAGAAGTGGAACGCCCACGACCTGGCAAACAAGCTGCACAAAACCCCCGGCGTCAAAGCAGAGGAAATAGCCTGGACCGGCCTTGATGAATTCCTGGCAGGCAAGAAGTCCGTCACGCGTGAAGAGGTCCGCGCCTTCCTGGAAGAGAACCAGGTAAAGGTTGAAGAGGTAACGAAGGAACGGGAAAAGGCGTTCACGCTCCAGGACCTGCCGAAAGGCTACAGTGTTGAAGAACTGCCGAACGGAAAGATTCTTGTTAAGACCCCCGGCGGCATAAAGGAAATTTACGACTCAGAAAACGACGCGGAAGTAATGATTAACTATTCCGCCAAGCGCAACGGGGCCGGAGATACTACCAGGTTCAGCCGTTATGTCCTGCCCGGCGGGGAGAACTACCGCGAACTGTTGCTGCGCCTGCCGGATGGTACATTCAAGGGCGGACACTTCGAAGAGAAAGGCATACTGGCCCACGTCCGCTACAACGAACACCGCACCATTGACGGTGAGAACGTCCTACATGCCGAAGAGGTGCAAAGCGACTGGCACCAGAAAGGCCGGGACAAGGGGTATAAATCCCCTGAAAAGGAAGCTGCTTTACTTGAAGAAGCCCGCCCTCATCTAATGCGCTTTTTTAATGGCAAGGGCGACATGCCGGACGCGGAATGGAACGCGTTATCTGAAAAAGTAAAAGGCTACAATCAACGGCTGAACGCCTTTAATAACGGCCCGCCGCACGCACCCTTTAAAACGACCTGGCACGAACTAGCCCTGCGCCGCTTGCTGCGCCATGCTGCTGAAAATGGCTTTGACCGCCTGACCTGGACCACCGGAGAGCAGCAGGCCGCCCGGTATGATTTGAGTAAGCAGGTCGAATCCGTCAGCTATCAGGCCGAGAGCGAACAGTACCACATTACCGCTGTTGATCCACAAGGCGCGGAACACGTCCTGGGATCGTTTGGCAAAGCAGACTTGCCCGACGCAGTAGGCAAGGAGCTGGCGCAGAAGATCATTGACGGCCAGGGCGCAGAGAACGGCCAGTTCAAGAAACTTTCCGGCCTTGATTTGAAGGTAGGCGGCGAGGGTATGAAAGGCTTTTATGACAAGATGGTGCCGGATTTCCTGCGCCAGTTTGGCAAGAAGTTTGACGCCCGAACCGAGGACGTGCAACTGGATAACGGCGAAACCGTGCACTCTATCCAGATCACCGACGCCATGCGCGACAGTCTGCTGCATGACGGCACCGCATTATTCCAAGGCGAGAAGGGCGCGGTTTCCTTTCTGCGTGATGGCCGGGCCGTTATTCATGCCCTGGACAATCCCGACTTTTCCACCAGCGCGCACGAACTGGCCCACGTGTTCGCCCGCACCCTGACCGGCCCGGAGAAGTACCAGTTTGAAAAGTGGTTGCTTGGTAACTCACGCATGACGCGCGACTGGAACACCGCCGACCATGAAGCCTTTGCGCGCGGATTTGAAACCTACCTGGCCGAAGGTAAGGCACCGACACCCGCGCTGCAGGCTGTGTTCGACAAGTTCAAAACCTGGCTGGTAGAGATTTACCGCAATATCATCGGCAGCCCCCTGGAAAAGAAACTGCACGCCGACGCTGCCAAGGCGTTTGACAGGATGCTGTTTGATGAAACCATGCACAAAGAGGTATCCCCCGAAGTCCAGGCGATCCACGCCGCCAACCAGGAACACGCCGCCGAACTGACCGCCGAGCTGCACGACCTGGCCGGGCTGGAGCAATCGCCGCCGGTTTCCTCATCCCTCATCCCTCATCCCTCATCCGATTCACCCGCCCCGCCCGCGCGTATCGCCCGCGAACTGGCCCTGCATACCTACGACGCACCCGACACTATCAGCCGCTTTGCCGCCGATCCCGGCAACGTGCCGCCGGTCCTTGCTGAAATGTTCCGCGCCGAAGGGGCCATTATCGCCACAGCCAAACCCACGGCCCAGGGCAAAACCCTGCTGGAGTTCGCCAGGGAACGCGGCATCAACGACGACGGCGGCGACCTGGCCGCCATGGACATTGACAAGGGTATCAAGAAAGGCCAGCAGAAACTGCTACGGCCTGACGGCATGGGGCTGGACCGGGTACGTGAAGCTGCCGTGGAACAGGGCTATCTGCCCGAAGGTTCAACTATTAACGACCTGCTGGACCGGATCGACGCCGAGAAGCGCGGCGCGCCGACCTACGCCCACAGCGGAGAGGACAGCCACACACCCGAATGGTTCCAGGCCGTGGCCCGCGCCAGCCGCCGCACCGGCAAAGAGCAGGGCGACCCGGCAGCCGTGGCCGCTGCGCTGGAGAAGGCCGCCGCCGGTGGCTTTGCCAAGCTGCCCAACCGGATGCAGGATTATGTTTTGTCGGCCCTGGATCACATCGACCGACTGGTACAGAGCAGCGCCCAGGAGCTGGACGCCCAGGACTTGCAAGTGGGCGACAGGTATATGACCGCTGACATGCAGCACCACACCGTAACCGGAGAGCGTGACGGCCTGCTGATCCTGGACGATGGCCGCACCGTCCGCATGGATGATGTTGTTAAGGTTGTGGGCGATATTGACACCAGCGGCAGGCCGCCGGAGAAGGGTTACGACCCGCTGGACTACACCACCGAACAGCTCTTGACCGAACGCGGGGATTTTAACGTAGTCCAGGGAACCGACGCCGCCGGTAATGTAGTGATGAAGTCCGCCCGCGAATTGATCGACGAGGGTAAAAACGACCTGACCGTGCACGAAAACCGCAAGCACCTGTACGACACCGCCGCCGCCTGCCTGGGACTGGAGTTCTAAACATGGATATCAACCGCATTGTGGAACAGTTGAAACAGGATGAAGACTTTAAGTCAAAACCCTATTGGGACAAAAAGCAATGGACCTATGGCTACGGCTGCAAGGCACCCGGCCCAAAGGCCAGCATTGCCGAGGATATGGCCGCCGAATTGCTGGCGAAGCGCACCACCCAGGCAATCAGCGAGTTCCAGCACCTGTTCGAATACCACGTGCACAAGTTGAACGAGGTCCGCCAGGAGGCGTTTGTAAATATGGTTTTCAACATGGGACCGGGCAGCCCCAAGAATCCGGGCGCCGGTGGCCTGTCATCTTTTGTCAACACGCTGCGCTTGATCTTCTCCGTTGATGAACCGGAGTGGAAGCGGGTAGCCGACAACCTGCGTCAATCCAAGTGGTACAGGCAGGTAGGCAGCCGGGCCGTGCGTATCTGCAAAGAGATTGAAACCGGGGAGCGCGCCGCATGATTAAATGTATCGGTGAAATAATGAACGCGGCCAAGGGCGCTATCACCAAGAAAGAGGCCGAGAACATAATACGGGAGATTGAGAAGCGCTTTAACGCTCAAATGCCGAACAAGGATATCAACCTGCCGCGCCGTTACGACTTGAAGCGCGACCCGTCCAGCATGACCACGCAAGAGCGCATGGTACTGGCGGCAGAGGAAGCTTTTACCGAAGTGGCCCAGGAGAAGAAAAACGCCGTCAAGCGTTCGCAGCTCCAGGTGAAGGCCACCGCAGCGGCACAACAGCAGGTGGCCCGCTATGGTAACGGCACCAAAGGGGTGCAGGAATTTCTGCTGCGCGACGTAGCCGCCCGCGCGCGCGGTATCGAAGAACTGTTAATGGCCGAACTGTACCAGGGGCTGGAACCGTACATGACTGCCAGCGGCCACAAGATGGACGACGCGCAGCAACTTGAAATCATGCGCCTGATCCAGGACACCGAACTGCACAAGCACGACCCCAAGCCGGACGCATCCCCCGCCGAACTGCTGGCGCGTGCCTTCCGCAAGATCGAGGACAACGTACACCAGCGCAAGAACGGAGCCGGGGCCGATATCGGTTACATTCCCGGCCATTTCCCCCAGGCATGGGACGCCAACGCCGTGCGCTGGTTTGGCCTGGATATCAAACAGAAACTTAAATTCCTTCCGGGCCGCGATCAATCCGTTATCGCCCGTATGCGCGAGAAGGCCCGCGCCAATTGGGTTGAACACGTCCTGCCGATGCTGGACCGCAGCCGCTACATGGACGAGGAAACCGGCGCGCCGTTGACCGAGGCCGAACTATCCGACGTAATGGGTAACGTCTGGCAGACCATCGCCAGTCACGGCCTGTCCGGGATGGACCCGGCCACCGCTGCCGGTGGCACCGCCTCTATGGCCGTACAACTGGCCGCGCACCGCGAGATACATTTTAAGGACCCGGAAAGTTTCCTGGCCGCCAACGATGCTTACGGTACGCGTGACCTGTTCACCGCCATGACCGGCAATATCCGCCGCCACGCCAACGACATTGCACAAATGGAAGCCCTGGGACCAAACCCGGAAAGCGGATTTAAAACCGCCCTGGCCTACGGGATGCAGACCCAGGCCGAAAAGACCACCTTTGGCCGGGAGGGTTCCACCCTGGCAACCCATATTTGGGACGAGATCACCGGGCGCAGCAACATGGTGGCGGAAGATAAATTTGACCTGGTGGCCCGCGTGATGCAGGGAGCGCGCAACATGATCGTATCCGCCAAGCTTGGCATGTTGCCGTTCAGCCAGCTTGTGGACGTTGCCACCTTCCAGGCCATTGCCAAGAGTGACGGCCTGGGAATGGGGGAAGCCTACCGGGCTATCTTCACCATGTTCAACCCGCTGAACAGCGCCGACCGTGCCGCCGCCCGTAAAGGCGGGATGCTGGCAAGCATGGTTATCAACGACGTTGCCATGAGGTACGGCGACGCCGTGCGCGGGGTAGGCTGGACCAGCAAGGCCGCCGACGCCACCGTTACCTGGTCCGGCGCGAAGTACTGGACCGACAGCCTGAAACAATCCTTTCAAGTCCTGATAGGCAGCCACGTTGCCGAAGGGCGCGAGATAGAACACGCCGACCTGCCGGACGCCTTCCGGGGGATGCTGGACCGTCACGGTATCACCCCGGAGCATTGGGACGTAATCCGCCGGGCCGATCCTGTGCCGGTAGGCGGTTTCGATATCGTTACCCCCTGGAGCGTCAAGCGCGCTGTTGGTCCCGGCATGGACGCCGCCGCCAGTGTGCCGGGGTCGTATGGTGTCCGGCTGGAAAAGGCCGGAGAGCGCACCGTATTGGAAGCTGCAGAGCGATACGCCGCCATGCTGGCCGAGGAATCGGACGTAGCAGTATTGACGCCGGGCAAGAAGGACACCGCCTACCTGAAAGGCGGCACCAAGCCGGGCGAGTTCGCCGGGGAGTTCATGCGCTCCATAGCGCTGTTCAAGTCCTTTTCCCTGGCGATCTACACCAAGCACCTGCCGCGCCTGACCAATGCACAGTATGGCAGCGCCCGCAGCCGGGCCGAGGTAGGCGCGCAGATGCTGGTAGGTATGATGCTGACCGGGGCGCTGGCCGTCCAGTTGAAAGAGATATTCAAGGGGCGCAACCCGCGCGACATGACCGACGCCAAGTTTTGGGGCGCTGCCTTCATGCAGGCCGGTGGCCTGGGTCTTTTCGGGGATTTCTTTTTAGGGGATGCAAACCGCTTTGGCGGCGGGCCGGTTACTTCGATCCTGGGGCCGGTGGCTGGTATGGGTAACGATATCCTGAAACTGACCACCGGCAACGTCCAGACAGCCCTGGACGGCAAGCAGCACAAAAAGGGTATGGTGGAAGATTTCGCCGGGGATGCAATCCAGTTTGCCAAGAACTATGCACCGTTGATGAACCTTTGGTATACCCGCCTGGCCCTGGATCACCTGGTATTCTACGAGGTCCAGGAATCCATAAACCCCGGCTATCTGCAGCGCATGAAGCAGCGCGCCAAGCGTGACCAGAATCAGACGTTCTGGTGGGACCCGCACGACAAGCTGCCGGAAAGCGGACCAGACCTATCAACCGCATTTGGGGGCAACTGATGAACATACGGCAGAGCAAGGCACTTGCAGATATAGAACACAAGCTGATGGACGTATTCCTGGACGAAGCCGACCCGGACACCTGGCCGACGATCAACAAGAAAGACACCATCAAAGAGCAGCAGGCCGCGCGCGGGAACCGTTACTGGAGCGCCAAGAACGCCAACCAGACCATGGCCCTGCTGACCCGTATTACAGCCTATCGCCAGAAACTGAAAGAGGGCATAACGATTGCCGCCAGCGAGGATTCAGATAAGGGGCTGGAACGAGACATGCGGACCGCAGAGAAGAAAGTAACCGCCCGGCTGTCGCTGGTAAAGAAGAGGGCGGCGTAATGTATGGGGAGAAAACACGTTTCTTTCCCGGCCTTTTATCTGCAATGGGGCGAACTGGTGCATTGGGACGTACCGGACGCGCACCTGGAAGCGTGCGACTGGCTGGAGCATGGCCGCAAGGGTAGAATTGCCGTATTCAAGGCGCTGCGCGGATTCTCTAAATCAACCATCGTGGGGCGGTATGTCCCCTGGCGTTTGAGAAAAAACCCGGCCTTTCGTTTCCAGCTCCTTTCCGCCACCGACAAAGACGGCGCGAAGATGAGCCGGGATGCACAGCACGTTATCAACCGCCACCCCTGGACCCAGGGGCTGCGCGGTAAAGGTCTTTGGAAATCTCACAGTTTCGAGGTCGAAGGCGCGGACGATCCCCGCAACCCTTCCGTGGTGGCCTACGGTATCAACTCCAACCTGACCGGCGGGCGCGC